CGCTCTTCCGATCTGTCGTGGCAGGCGTCGGTTTCTTAAAAAACGCGGCCGTTTTTTGTGGGCGTTCGTCGTCTTTGTTTACCAGGCGCGTTGTTGTGCGCTTGTTGTCTCGGTCTTGTTGCTTCGTCGCTGGTTGCACACGAGGTGCGCGGGGCGTAGGCCGATGGTTTCGTCTGCGTGTGGTGCGTAGCTGCGTGGGATCGCATGGTCAACGCTGAACGAGTATGGGTGTGGGTATGTGAGTTCGTAGTTGATGGGATGGTGGCATAGCGCGCAGGGGAGTTGTTCGGCTTTGAGTTGGGCGTGTGCTTGTTTGTATTTGGCTGAGCGTGCGCTGTACCGGCTCATCGTTGGCTTGTGACTTCTAAGCGTTGGTCTAAGAGCTTGTCCACGTATTCGGACCAGGTACGCCACGTGTCGGTGTCGGTGGCGAATGTGAGTGCGATGTCGATGGATTCGATGTCGGCTTCTGGCTCATCCATCGTTTGGTCCCTGATATGACGAAACCCCACTAGCCGTGTGGCTGTGGGGTTATGTGTCTCGCTCGCTTTAAGCGTAGCAGGTGAGACTGTCAAATCAAATTCGTGTTGATGCTGCTGTTCGCATGGCGTCGGGTATTGAGTACAACTCGCCACGTTTGGTGATGCGTCCGTCTTTGACCCATTGGTTGAGGGTGGTTTGGTGGATGCCGAAGTATTTCCTGATCCATTCGCCTTCGCACCAAACCTCAACGTCGGGGATGCTGAGTGCGACGGCGCATAAGCGGTCGACGGTCCATACGGTTTTGCAGTTGTGGCAGGTGATGAGTGCGCCGAGTTCTTCGGGGTTGATGCGTAACCGTTGACTGCAGCTGGTTCCGTCTTGGTCTGGGTGGTCGGCGGGGCAGTTGATGATTGTGTGGGATACGTCGGTTGCTGGATCCAACGCGGTCAAACTGGCTGCGAGTTGTTGTGCCTCGTGGTGTAGCTCTTCGATGAGGTATGTGGGTGTTTCGGCGAGGCGTGCAAGGTTTGAGGTTAGCCAGGCGATGACGCTGAATAGTGCGGTTGTTGATGCGTTGTCGCGGTTGCGTGCTGCGCTGGCGGGTCCGTAGGGCACGAGGTCAAGGCATCGCCTAGCGGTTTTTTCTTGCTGTTCGAGGATGTTGAGTGCGGTGAGGCCGAGGGCTGCATCGAGCAGTGAAATGCTCAACGGGGGATTACTGCTGGCCACACCAATCAGCCTGGTGTTGCCGTGTCGACGTGTCCAACCCTTTGCAGCTTTGGTGAGGGTTTCGATGGTTTGTAGGTTGTCGCTGATCCGGTTGAGGCATCGATCGCATAAGGTTCGATCGCGTTCGGGGATGGTGAGGCGGTTGTCGCAGATCATGCATCGCATATTTTTGGCTCGTTTCTCGTGCGCGTATGTGAGTGTCATACGCGGCTGGAAGTTAGATGTTTCTTCGTGAGTCCGTCCGTGGTGTCCGTCCGTCCGTTCGTGCATCTGCGACGCGGATACGTGTGATGCATTGCGTCGGGCATGCGTGCATGGCCATGGTTGGCCACAGTGTTGGCAGTAATCGTTGTCTGGTTTTTCTAGGACGATCCCGCCTGGTTTATGCGTCACTGGTGACCACTTGAGCCTTTGACCAACGGTGTGCAGCTGCTTTTTTGGCGCGTTCTTTACGTCGTGCGTTTTCTTCGGATGTGGGCTGATAGTCGTGCCAACTGTTGATCTCCCATCCGCCTGCGCATTCAACCCATAGGCCGACGTCGACAAGGGCTTTGGCGTCTCGTGGGCGTGCGTGGATGAAGGGGAGTGCGGCGCGTGGGATGAACCCGTCGGTCCCGTTTGCTCCCGAGTATCCGAGTCCGCACACGTAGGCGAGTGTTGCTTGGAAGTGTTTGTCTTCGACGAGGGCTAGGATTTTTGGGTTTTGTGCCAAGTTGTTTTCTAAGCGGATCCACGGTAAGCCCATCAGTCGGTCTCCAATGCGTGCATGATTTGGTCGCGTGTGTAGTCGCGCAGTAGGACGCGGATGGCTTGGTTGATGTTGTCGCGTCGGTATCTGCCGTAGGGGTGGCGTATGCCTGTTTTGATGGCTGCGGCGTTGGGTGTGATGGTCCCGTTGATAACGTCAGCTGCGATACCAGGGTTGTCGCGTTTGAGCCGAGCGACAACGTAAGACGCATCGTCTTGTTCGCTAACTTTCGTGTCACGAGAGTTAGACGGGACTGGACCGCCTTTAGCCGTTCGTGCTGGTGGGATCGCATCACGTAACAGTTCACGTACCGTCATGGCTGCTCGCCGATTGCGTGAACGGTCCAACAGTGACTCAATGGCAAGCGCGCTGATTCCAACAAACTCGTCACAATAGGCAACAAATGTTTCGTAGCGTTGCGTGCCATGCGTTGGGTGCTCAAATTCGCGCCATGAGCCACTCTCAATGATTCGCGCCAACGCTGGTATCAGTTCTCCCGCACTACCGCTTGCAGCTCGATACACGTCCTGATTTTCAGTCCATCGTGGATCTACAGCCATGACTGCAATTCCTGGATTCGCTTGTCCAATGTTTCAAGTGACGCGTTGCCCAGGCGATCGCCGAACATTCGGTTTAGTTCCGCGTGGATGTGCCCGTAAGGCGTATCTGTATCGCGAGCGACCTTATTGACAAGTTGGTTGACCTGTTGCTTCTTGGCAACTCGTAGCGCGTCTTTTGTGTCGGTCTTTGCTGGCAGTTGAGCGTGTGCGATGGTCACTGCCGGTGCTTTGCCTAGTTCACGAATCAGCAAGGCAATGTCTGATGTGTGTGATCGTTGAAGCCCTTGAATCTTTTCTTGGTATGCCAATGCTTGGTTAAGTTCAGCCTCGGTTATTTGAACTCCACCAGGCATAAGAACGCTGTCTTGGATGATTGGCGACGTGGAGATTGGTTGGATGATTTGAATATCGAAGTCTCTTGCTTCGGCCTTAGACATCAACTCAAGTTGCCCGACCTTGATCTCAAGTGCCAGATCAACTTCGTCTTCAATGTTTTTAGCAAGTTTGACGAGTTCGGGGAACGCGCCGATGTAAACGGTGGCCGTTAGTGAATCGTTGTCGCGGCGTACAGCTCGTCCAACAATTTGCCGAAACCACATGTCTGTTGTCTTGTTGCTGGCATACACGATGATTGATAGCCGCGGGATGTCCACGCCTTCTGAAATCATGTCGACGGCGACGATCCATCGTTGATGGCTTGTTCGAAATTGATCAATGACGGCGTTGGATGTGGCATCTTTTGAATGAACCACACTTGCCTTTTCGTTGGTGATCCGTTCAATCATGACCGCGTAGGCTTCTGCTTTTTCGATGTCCGACGCAACGATTAAGCCACCTGCGTTGGGTTTTTCTTCACGCATCCGCTTGAGTTCGTTATCCGCATCGGTCATCAGACTTGTCATCCATGACTGGTTTTCTTGATACAGCGTTCGCATCAATGCGGCTTGCTGGTTTTTGTCAACGGTGGATGCGGTCGCTGATATGAATGATGTTCCGCGAAGGTAGTTGCCTTGCCCATCCATGATTGGGAACCTGACAGGCCGGACGACTCCTTCGATGATGGCATCTTTGTATGAAATGCCGCCGTCACTAATTGCTCGGCCTTCGTCGTCATATTTGATGAATGGGATCTGGTTTCGATCTGTTCGGAATGGTGTTCCGGACAACATCAATCGACGGGTTACATGTTCAAACGCTGCAAGGAGGCTTGGACCCCACGAGGAGTTTTCTTCATCTTGACAGTGGTGAATCTCGTCAAAGATGACAAGCGTTTTGTTGGGCTTTGATGCAAGTTTCCGCCAGATATGCTTGTCTGAGTGCACTTGAGCGTAAGTTCCGACGACTCCGTTTGAGTCTTTCGGGATGAATCCGTGTTCGTTCTTGAACTCGGCGGTTACGTCTAGCCCGACGCCGTGCGCTGCTTTATTCCACTGCTTGCGCACTTGGTTGTTTGGCACGATCACGATGATGCGGTCGATGATGCGTTGGTCAAACAGGATCTTCGCTGCCTTCATCGCCATCAACGTCTTGCCAGCGCCTGGACAAGCTGTGACAAGAAAATCATCGTGCGTTGTGCAGAATGCTTCGACGGCTTGCTTTTGCCATACGTTGCGTGGATCTGACATGTTTTTGGTCCCCTTCTTTCGATTACATGTCGGGCACAATGCCTGCCCGTTGATTACGTCTGTTTCACCACCGTTTGCGTGAGCGATGATGTGATCTGCGTGCCAGTCCGTTGGAAGTTCGACCTGACACATCTCGCATTTTCCATCGGCAATGAGCCACAAAGCTTCTCGTTGACGAGCTGTAAAGAATCGGCCCATTTACGGCAAGTACCTGGTGCAGTCCCATCGGCCACCGGCCCACGGGCTCGGCCCGAAATTGCGGAGCACTAACCAGAATCCGGCAGTCTGCACGGCTGCGGGCCATAGATGGATCGGCTTGTGTGCGTAGGGTGTGGATGCGAGGCGCAGCTTGGTGCGCAAGTAGTGATCCCACCAACGTGGTTCAAACTGATACAAGCCCTGGGCGAAATGACCGTCGTGTGAGACCACCGTGGGAATGTTTTCGCTCTCACGCTTACTCACGCAACGACGGAACCGTTCGTAACGACTGTCGTAATAGTGAGCGCTGACGCGTTTCCAATAGGGGACTGGTGCGCTCGTCGTGTGCAACGTGGCTGACAACAATGCGCCTGCAAGATGCTCGATCATTCGGCCACCTCCACTCGTCCGCACAACACCCATCGCAGCCGGTCACATTCGAGCCGGTACACGGTTGTCGTGGTGGGGGTGAGTTGTGCGACCTTGAGCGTGCGGGCTAGGTCCGTTTCGGCTTGCAGGATGATTTCGTTGAATCGGGCGGCTGTGTCGTAGACGGGCCAACGCATTTCGTAACTGGTCATGTGTTGCGTCCTTTCCATAAAGTTTTGCGTTCGTCGGGGGTGAGCCCGCCCCAAATGCCGTGCTGTTCGTGGTGTTCGATGGCGTAGGCGAGACAGGTTTCGGATACGTCGCAGCTGGCGCAGATGAGTTTCGCGTGACGGGTAGCGACGGGCATGTGTCGTCGTTCTCGTCCGTTCAGGGTTTCTGGGAACCAGATGTCGGCGATGTGGTCGTATGTTCGGCAGGCGGCTTGTGCTTGCCAAGAGATGTCTTCACCGTCGTCGTTGAGTACGAGGCGTAAGTCGGTGGTGGTTTTCATCGACGACCCACCCAGGTGTATGTCCTGAGTGGTTTGCCGGCGTTCCCACCTGAGACATCGGTGTTCGTCGTCCAGCCGTTTGGGACGATGACGCCCTTCTGACGTAACGACGAGTACGTGGATGAGAGTTGTCGTGGGTTCACGGTGAGGCCGTGATCGTTGCTGAGGAGGTCACGCACACGGTTTGGGTCTAGTAAGCCCTCGTGGTTGTCAGCTGCTTCTTGCATGGCGGCGATGATGCGTTCGTGTGTTGACTGGCCGAGCGGTGTCGGATCGTCCGCGATCGCCTGCAACAGGTCTAGGAGATCGGTCATAACGTTTCCCCGTAACCAGCCGCGCGTAACAACCAGGCGGCTTGATCTAACCTGGTCAACGCGTACCAATCCGCGGGGTTCGTCGTCCCGCGCTTCTTAATCACGGTTAGGCCGATGGCAGCGTTCGCGTTGACGCGTTCTCGCTCGGTTTCGGCTTGAAACTCGGCTAACGTGATCGCTTTCGTTGCCTTCACTTCAATGACGATCGCGTGATCGATGAGGATGTCGCCCATGTCGTAAGCGCCCGCTAACTGGCGGCGTTCCGCGTGTGGCCACCCATGCGCTTGCAAGTAACGAACCACAGCGGTTTCCGCAGCTGTACCCTTCTGCTTCGACGCGCTCATGAGGCTTCACCCGTCGTCGCCAACTGCTGCGTCTTAGCGATCACAGTGGTCAACTGCTCGATCACTTTCGATGCTTCAAGCTTCGTTAATTGTGAAATACCAGAGATTTCATGTTTAACGATGTCCTGCACATACGTGCGTGCTCGATCACCCTTAGGCACGTTCAACGTTGCTAACTGCGCTTGAATCTTCCGCACCTGCGCGTCAGTGATGTTCGCCGTTGGCTCGTTCATCCACGTACCGTTGGACAGAAACGTGTCGGGTGTTTTACGTGGTGTCGGCGCTGATGGGGGAGTGATACTGGATTTGGTATCAGCGTCCTGTTCGGCTTTACGGCGTAGCACGTCCTCACGGGTGGCAATGCTGCGCTTCGATGCAATACCGAGCAGGCCGAGCGCTCGACCAACCGCGCTCGTTTCCGCGTTCATCGCTTCTGAATCGCGCGTGAAATTCGTCTTACCTGGCCACGCTTCCCACGCTTGAGCGATACCTGGTCGTTGATCGTCAGGCGTCCGGTATGCGCGAGCGATGACGGTGATGAACACTTTATCGCCGATGGTGACGATCTTTGCCTCGTCGGCTTGGATGCTCCCATCGGGATACTTTTGAAAGAATAGGCTGACGCGTTCGGCGACTTCGACGTAATCGTTGGCGAAACTCACTGTGCACCGTCCTCGTCCTCGTAATAACCGTCATGGATGTCGGCTGAGTGCAGCTCGATGGTTGGTTTCGGGTGCGCTAAAGGTTCCTGCCAATTCGGGCTCACCAAATGCGCGGCCAACTTGTCCAGGTATTCAGGGTCGGCCAGTGACTTTTCGATCTGAGCCCTAAACGCTGCATCGTCACGGGTTGGCCATTCGTCGAGGTCTTCGACGGTCCCGCACTCCCAACAAAGCCATTCCGCTGGATTCGTGTAACGGCCTTTAGTCGTGTGACCGCAGAACCAACAGTGGCGCGTATCGTCGATGGGTGTGCTCATGCGACACCATCCGAATCATCGTGACGGGTCGGAAAGTCAACAACGTTGGATGGTTCAAGCTCGTCATCCAAGATTCGGTCGATCGTGTCCCGCGCATCAATCAGCAAGACGACGACGCTGGCAACGCCAACGGTTAACAGGATGATCAGCGGCAGACCGATGAATAGCCATTCCATCAGGCACCATCCCGTAACAACCAGGCGATGCCGTACAAAGCGATGGCGAGCAGGCCGATAACGCCGACATCGAGGATTGCGCGGGTCACAAACCCGTCCGTTATGATGTTGACGCCGGTCAACACTGCGACGAGCAGGATGATCGAGCGGATAAGCCGTAGGTCTGCGCGACGCCTGGCAGCTGGTGCAGACTTACGGTTTTTTGTTTGTTCCATCACATACCCCTTCAGTTGTGGTGGTTTAGTAACCGGCTGCGGTCAGCGCGGTTTGAAGACTCTTTGAGAATGCGGTGGTCAGGATTGTTGCCCCGCTGACGGCGGCGATGTTCGCTGAGTTCGCCGTGATCGCCTCGTAGATCATCGTCGGATTCGACGGATCTGAATTCAGGCTGGCCGTCGTTGCCACGTTAAACTTGATGATGGTTTTACTCGTGGAATCCGTTGGTGCCGTGGGTGTTGCGAACGTAATCCCCGTGATCTTCCCGCCGGTAATCGTTGCCGTGACCTGAGCGCTATACGTCTCGTTAGCGTCAGGAATGAACACCGATTGGACCGAGCCGACATACGTGCCATCAACGATCGTCTTCGACGGTGATGAGCTTGGCGTTGCTGTTGGTGTAACGGTTGGCGATACGGTCGGTGATGGGCTCGCAGCCGGTCCCACAACGGTCTTAGCCGTTACCCGCGCCGCGTTCTGCTGATCCTTCAGGATCGTTGTTGAACACGTGTACTTCCACGTTTCGCCAGGATCAAGCTGCTTGTTGGCGTTCGGATCGGATGACGCAACGAACGTGACGGGCTCACACTTATCATCGGTGACCACGACCTGGTTAAATGCCGTGTCTGTCGTCAGGTTCTGGACGAGGTACGTGTACGTGATCCGTGAACCAGGCGTTACCGTTTGTGGTGCCACCGAGGTCGTCAACGACAACTGAGGCGACCGAGCGTAAGCCCACGTGTTTGCTGATGCGGTGACATCCTGCGGCACTGTCAGATCAGTGTTCGGCGGCAGGGGAGCGGACGGGTCAGCGTGCGACAACGCGACCTGATTAAAAGCGACCAACGCGCCGAAACCTGCAACGGTCCCAGCAGCAGCCGCAGCCAAACGTGACTTCTTCATGAGCAATCTCCATGATTCGGATTAGTGACAGAACGCAAATACCTGCGCTCATCGCTAGGCACCAACAACACGAGATGCCCGCAAATCTCACCCCTAATAACGCCGGTCATCGCGTCAGGGATCGGATCGTGATCAAACACCGAACGCAACGACTGGCAGATCGCCAAAAAATCGCACTCGTCCGATTGAGGTTGCACCACGGTGCAATGCGTCGAAATTTGGAAGTCAACGCAGTCGCTTAACGACTCGTTGCCGATCGCGTCGCGCATCTTCTCAAAGGCAAGCTGCGCCGGATATAACGACGCCATCACGCGACCCGCTGCGATTCAGCCAACGCCAACACAGCAGCCAACTCGTACCTGGCATAACCGCCATCAGTACGAAACGCCGGCCGAATCAAACCCTTAGCGACCCAACGGTCAACCGTGCGCGGCGCAACCTTGAGAATGCGTGCCGCTTCGGTCGTACCGATGTACCCGTTCGGCCCATGCATGTGAACCCCTCCACAACGTAAGTTCGTTGTGGGTTCTACAACATTACATAATGTCCCTAGTCGGCGTTATCACCGACTGCGTGCGTGGATTATGTCAAGTTAGAGAACCCGCCCCTTTATCAAGATCATCGTGCAATCCTGACGAACAACGAAATTAGCACCTCTTTGTTGTCGGTCAAGCGCGACACGCCGTGGGTGGGTGAAATGCGCGAGAAACAGTGGCTGCGAGCCGTCTGGTTAGAGATGCGCGCCCAAAGCATTCCCAACATTCCACATTACGAGGATTCCGTTTTCCCGAAATTCGCTCAGCGACATGGGTTTTCGCCATATTCGCCTGCTCGGTTAGCTCGTATTGAGGCTATGTATGCAGAGTATGCGGCTCGAGCGAACGAGCCTGAGCCTGTTTTGGCTGAGATTATTGAGTTCCCGCAGGAGCCGAGCGCGGAAGTTGTCGATTTGCGTCTTGAGCGTTTACGTCGTCGGGGGATTTCTTAGGTTGATCTGATTCAACGGTTATGTGTCATCGTGCGCAAATGGGACCATTTTTGGTCTTGTCACGGCTTACTGATGATGACTAAGTTGATCAAGAATTATTTCATTGATCAGGGGAGTTGTCGTGCGCGCATCACGGATCGTTGTTGGGATAAGTGTGGTTTTGTCGGTGGTGTTGCTTTCCGCTTGTGGAGTGGCTGACTCGTCATCAGGATCGTCGGATGCGCCAACGCCTGCATCGTCGGGTGCTGCGCCTGTAACGTCGACGGCGCCGACTCCTGACACGCCCCAGGGAACGACGGCTCAGATGAACGCGTTGCAGTCAGCGCAGTCGTACTTGTCGATGGGTAGTGGGTTCAGTGAGAAAGGTTTGTTGGGTCAGTTAACCTCGACGGCTGCTGATGGGTATTCGAAGGCTGATGCCGAGTGGGCTGTCAAGAATAGTGGCGCTGATTGGAATGCTCAGGCGTTGGAAGCTGCGAAGGGTTATTTGGATAGCGGTGGGGGTATGAGTGAGAAGGGTTTGTTGGATCAGTTAACGTCGTCGGCGGGTTCTGGGTTTACGCAGGCTCAAGCCGAGTATGCGATTAAGAACAGTCGGGCTGATTGGAACGCGCAAGCCCTCGAGGCTGCGAAGGGTTACATGACGATGGGTGGCTTCAGTAAGTCGTCGTTGATGGATCAGTTGACGTCTTCGGCTGGGGCTGGGTTTACGAAGGCTCAGGCTGCTTATGCGGTTTCGAAGGTTGGTTTGTAGTTGGGGTTGGTATCCATGGGGATACGGTCATCGGTAATAAGAAAAATGACCCCCACCAGATCGGTGGGGGTGTGTCGATGATCGTGCGCATGATCGTCTATCTGACTAGCGTTTCTGGTTCTGTTTTCGTCTATTTTGATAGTTGATCCGTGGCCGGTTGTTAGTTCCATTTTTGGCACAGCTGCGCATCAGCCAGTGTTGTGCTGTTTTTGGCGTTTAACGCTGCCACAAGGCGCGTAAGGTTACATATAACGACCATTTATGTCAGGTTATTCGTCGGTGTCGTCATCCCCGACGGGCTCATACCCATATTCAGTGTTCAGCTTCAACGCGGCTTCAAACATGGCTGTGCATTCCTGGCGAACTTCGCTCAACAAATATGGCAATGCGCCATCAGCGCGAACGGGCATCTTTAAGGCGACGCTGATCCCACACAGCTCGTGGTTCATGACGGCGGTTAACTCGGGTGATTCACTCATGGTTAGACCCCTCGCATTGTGACGGCGTGTTTTCTGTGCGAATTGCGAGCGAGTGAACCGCATCCACCACGCTCGAGGGAGCATCGGTAGGCGGCGTATTTGGTGAGTGCGGTGGCGGCCCATCCTGCGGGCTCGAGGGTGTCTGTTTTCCCGCAGCTGGGGCAGCGGGTTTGTTCATCCATCCCGTAATGGAGGTTGAGGTTGAGTCCCTTAACGTAGGGGCGTAAGCGTTCGTAGACCGCTTCAGTGGCTAGGACGTCGCCACGGTTGTATTTAGCCAGGGCACGTTGAGCTTTGATATCACCGGCAACGGCTCGTTCGGCTTGCTCGGCATCGTAGTGTCCGTCTTTGTTGACTACTCCGAGACGTTCGCATAGGTGGCGTAGGCTTTTGGATTCAAACCCGAACTGTGAACGGTTGACCCTGTAGAGGTCTATTGATTTCCATGGCCGTGGCGGTGGTAGACCTTTGCCACCGTTAGCGGTAAGCCAAAGCGAGCGTAGATGGGGTTCGTCGAAGCGGATACCGTTATACGAGATTGCGATATCGCACGCGTCAAACAGTTTCCATGTCTCGTTCGCTAGGTGATCGGGGTCCTCGGACTGCCACACCGCGTGAAACATGACGCGGCTTTTCCCATACCACTTCGATGCCATGCAGATGGTTTCCGCATAACTGACAAACGATGAGATGGGCACGTAACGCGTTTTTGGATCCCAGACGCGGGCTCGTCCGCTGATGCGTTCAATGTCGTAGATCAGGATTGAGGGTTGCGCGTTCTCACGAGCAAACGCATCCTTGAGTGACCCTTTGGACGGTTCGGAAACAGGAATATCGTCCCCGCTATTCCTGTTTGTCATGCGACGCATTGGCAGAGTTGTGAGCGGTGACGGTTCACAACCCAATAGCCGATTTGATGACCTTGCGATTGGAGGACGTTGGCGATTCGCGTGGCTGACCAGGTGAAATCGTTCATGACGGCGACGAGCGTGTCACGGTCCTCATCGTTCAGTGTTTTGAGCAGGATTCCCATCGTGCAATACGCGCCGTGTTTCCGTTTGCTCTTGTCCTCGTCGAATGCGTCGGCTAGTGACATGTGCCCCCCTCATATCTGTACGGCTATGTGTACAGGTTGTACAGATCGACCACCGATCTGCGTGTTTTGGAGCGTTACTAATGCGTTTTTTGTCGGCTAGTTGATGTGGTTTTTGCCATGTGCAGGCACCCCCGCACCAAATCGGATGCGAGGGTGCCGCGCCCAGTAGCCGAAGCATCTGGGGGAGTGTTAATGCAGGCCGTTTGAGGTCGCCCAGGCGGTGAGCTCGTTGGCGACGCGCTTGCAGTTCGGGTTGTAGTGATGCGCGAGCGCCCATGAGGCAACCGCTGACCATAGAGCTGCATCACTGACTGGGGACGGGCTCGGCGATGGTGACGGTGTCGGTGTAGGTGTTGGTGGCGTAGGCGTGGGGATTGGTTGCGGCGTCGGTGCAGGCTTAGACAATGGCGTAAAAATCGTCACATCACCCTGCTCGCTCAACAACCGTTGCAACATCGCCCAAGTCATCCATGCGCGACCTTCAACGCCCCAGCTCGTACCCCACGAGTTCTGCATCCAAACGCGTTGGTTGGGTACGTCGATCTCGTCGAGAATGTATTCGTGACCCCCAGCGATGCTATCCCCGGCGTTGATGGTGAGTTCACCGTCGGTGGTGGGGTTGAACATGCCTGAGTACCAGTTGGTGCCGACGATGACGGGTCCGTGTGTGCTGAGAGCTGCGAGCGCATCATTGAGGGTGAATGCGTGTTGGTAGCCGGATATCCATCCTCGGGTGACGGCGATTTTTGCCCCGCTGATCCCGTCACTGCCGGTGTCGGTGGGTGGGTATTGTCCTGGTGCGCTATCAATCTTTGTCGCATCGGAGTAGACGCTGATCGCGTCCTGCTCGGTCAGAGTAATGCCGGTCAACTGATCGAAGTATGGCGAGGTCATGACGGCGCCGCTGACCGCATTCCCAACGCACGAGCCGAGTTGGCCTTGATCATAGGTTGGTACGTGTCGCGTCCAACGCTGTGATACGAGGGTTGATCCCTCATCGGCCTTGTATGGGTAGGCGAGGCTGCGTGGATCGTGGTTGACGTGACGGCCTAACGGGTACGTTGATACCACCGTGATCATCCCTTTTTTAGAATTTGCTCATGATGTAAATGCCGGCGGCGAACATGCCCGCGATGATGAGGTAAAGCGCAGCTGCTAGGCCGAGGGTCATACGGGGCGGGCTAGTGCCTTGTAGGTGCGCGAGTTGACGACACCTGCACGCGTTGGTGGCAGCAGCAGCAAGAGCCGGTGTGCCTTCTGGTAGGCGCTGACGGCTGCGAGAGTGCGCGGCCCGAACTGGCCATCAACTGTGATGCCTAGACCCTTCTGAATGGCCTTTACCTGTGGTGCTTGCTTTGTGCCCACGGTGAAGTTGGAAATGAACGGTGGGATCTTCGCAACGGGCGCAGGCGTAGGTGCCTTTGAACGTCCATCAGGTTGAATGCCAAGACGCTTGATGACTTCTTGCACGTCCGCGAGGGTCGTGTTCCGCTTGGCAGCGTTTTTCGTGTCCCACCCTTGAGACAATTCGGTGTGCATTTCGTCGGCGTATTTTCCGACGGTCCACTCGTATCCGTTGGCGAGGACGTGATGACCGTCAGCGGTGACGTACCGGCTCAGGATGCGCTTAAGGATCGCGGTTTCGTCCGCTGTCATGTGCAACTGGTGATCGGCCTTGAGAATGTCATACCGAAGGTCGACCGCAGTGCCTGACGCGTGATTGCTGTAGTTGGCTGAGACACGACTTTGACGGACCTCAAGCGAGTCGACGGGACCGTGATCCAGTTTGAGTCGTGCAGGCATTTCCTGATGCCATGCGGCGCAAAAGTGAAGGAACAACGGCAAGCACGCGTCACGCATCGTCAACGATCGTGTCGTACCAGGAATCGTTCCTGTCTTGATGCGTGAATCACCAGCGAATAGGACTGGCCACCCGTTCAAGCTTGTTGCCATTAGTGTGATTCCAACGCGCTCGGATCAGATGGGATGTTGGGTGATCCAACGCCGTACTGTTGCGTCAAAGGCGTCAACACGTTGATCGCCATCGGGATGAGGAAGCCGAGGATGCCGACGATTTGCGGGCTGAGATTCCATGTTGTGTAGTTTGCTTGCACGTATTGAATGAGTGCGGTGAAAACGATGCCCGAGGCGACGAGGAGAGCGTGGCGTAGTGCAGGGGTGAGCTTGTCTAACCAACCAGACATGTCAGTGTTTCCCTTCAGAATTGAGGAAACCCCACGACCATGTTGGTGTGGGGTACGAGGTGGGGCGCCCTGGCGTGCCTACTAACCCGCAACCGCGTTGAAGGGGTATCGCGGCGGCGAGGTGTTCAACACGCCAGGGCAGCGTGAGGGTTACGCAGATTAAGCAGTCGTTGAATCGGTAATCAGGCCGATCGTGGCTAGAGCTGTAATCAATGACGCAAGAGCCGCGTTGCCACCGCGTGAACCCGTCACCGTCTGCTTACTGGCTGGAGCAGTTCCATAGAATCCAATGTTTTGATAGAACTCAGTAGGAACTTGCATGTCAATGCGAGCAGTAGTCGCCGTTCCCTTGTTTACAACGATTGGGTCTTGGCTGTTTGCCATGTCGCGCACTTTCCATACGTTTGCGCCTGACTGGCCTACCTGCCATGCGTTGACTCCACCATATTTGTGGACGATGTAACCCTGACCTGTGCCATTGGGGTTGAGCGTGAAGTTTGCGTCCCAGTTTGTTGTCGTTGGGGTGTAGGTGAGTGCATTGCCGTAAAAGGTTGTTGAACCGATCTGAATGTTTGCTTGGTCTGATGGGTCAATCTTGACATTGCCAACTAGTCGAATGCCTTGGTGGCCACCAGAAGAGTCGCCGACAAGCACATTAAAGTTTGTGCTCATTGTGTCTTCTGACAAATGAGTTCCACCACCGATGAAATTGCCAAGAATGTAATTGCCAGTTGCTGGACGGTTAGCGCCATCCACGACACCTTCGCACCGAACCGCTGACACCCATGCAGCCGATGGGTCGTAAAAACCGTTACCACTGACGTGGTTCCAGCTCGCTTTGACCAATTTTACGCCATACGTGTAGCCGCCAGTCAGTTCCACGACATTTGCAGAGACAACATTGCCAGTGTCGCCATCAACGGGCTGAGTCCAACCAGGGAAAAGGCTCCCATCGAACTCAATCGGTGCGCCATTTGCTAGGTTTGTTCCGCACCCGTAACCAATCAAGTTGTCTCTGAACACGATGCCGTTACAGAATGAGCGACCGTAGACAGCGCGACGGATGTTATGAAATGCGGTGTTTTGAATGACTGTTCCGTAACCTTGGAACGGTGCGTCGGTGGCGTTGTTGCTTGCACTGAACCCGGTCACCTTTGTGGTTCCACCAAGCACAATCGCATCCTGAGCACATGATGACAAACCTGTAGCACCAAGGAACGCACAGTTACTAATCTTCAAAGTGGTGTTTGTTGTCATCAGAAACGGTGTGATTGCGCTGGCTGTCGTGTCCTGAAGAATCAAATTGTCAAGGGTCAACTGACCAACACCATAAGTAACAATTTTTGCGTTGTTATAAGTGCCGCTTGCATACGTCAAAATTAGACGCGAACCACCCGACCCCAAACCGCCTTGACCCGAGGACCAAGAGCCAGCACCAACAAGTTTAATTGATCGTTGAGTGTAAACCGTCGTTGATGTGTCCAACGGGAACGTTAACTGTCCTGTGACTTTGTATGTTGCAATGGGGAAGTACACGATGCCGCCACCAGCTGCACCAGCCGCGTTGATCGCGTTTTGGATTGCTGTGGTGTCGTCCGTGGTGCCGTCGCCTTTAGCACCGTAATTCTTTACGTTGAACACGGTCGAGTTTTCGAGCGCTTCTAACCCTGTTGCCATCGCGCCAAGTAGCACGGTCAAATCTGTCGCGCTGCCGTCCGAGAAAGGGGATGAGTGCGTGACCCGCGTATACGACATGCTGATTCCTTCAAGTTGGACGGGTAAAGGGTTAGATGAGTGCGGCTGCGGTGGCTAAGGCTGCGGCCATCGCGAGTTGACCAGTGAGGTTCGGGTGGACGCCTGTGTTTTCCGTCTTGTTCCGGTCATATGTGATGCCGTCACCTGTTGACATGGGCGTGGCGATATCCACCATGCGCGCCTGAGCGGTCGTCGTACCAGTGTTTGTGTTGAAGCTTTGGAACCACGTGAACATGGCTTGCTGCACTGACGAGTAGCCAAGGGTCGTAATGTTGTACGTCGGTGGAATGTTGCAATACAGAACCTTGTAACCCTTACCGACAAGGTTCGATACGGTGCTGACCACGTTCGCTTGTATTTGCGCTGCCGTGTACCCAAGCGTGCAATCGTTAACGCCGACGCCGACAAGTACATAATCGGGTGACCAAATGTCTACATCGGTTGCGATGCGTTGCAAGAATGATTCGGTGGGTTGCCCACCGATCCCCGCATTCGATACGAGCATTTTCGTGCCACCCGCACGGTTCAAACCTTCATGAACCCATGAGCCGAACGACGCAAAATATGAGTCGCCAATCGCGACAAGTTTTGATGGGCGTGTTGCACTGTTCGCCTGGTCAAGCATGACAACCGAATAGACACCGTTGCTGCTGCCGAATTGGTTCGCTGTACCCGTGTTGATACTCGGGTTTGTGACAATGCTGGTTTGTAATGGGTTATCGTCGCGTACCCATGAGAAGTATCCGCCGGTGCCTGCTGTCGTGAAGTTACCTGGCACAACGACGGTGATACTCGTTGTGGTGAGCGCGGTAACTTTAACGTTGGTCACGTTATGGTTCGTGCTTGAGTTACCAAACACTGTAATGCTGTCGCCAGCTTTGTATGTGCTGCCGTTAGTCGACGTTTGTGATGGGACTGTGTAAACGATGGTCGTGTTCGCTGACCCATCGTAAGTTCCGGCTGAAGATGTGATGGTTCCGTGTTGCAAGGCTTGCGTTGAAATGAGTGCGGCTGGGCTTTGACTCCAACCTGCTACTTGTGGACGGATAGCGCCAGCGGTCGTATGAACAAACGCATAAAAGTTGCCTAAATCAGTTCCATCAAGGATTTGGCACGCAACATAATATTGCTGCCCTGCAATGAGCTTAACTTTTGTCGGATACCCATTAGTGCTGTCAAATAGGCGCACGTTGGGTCCAATGACGCTACCGATGGTTGTATCGTTCGCGGTTTGCGCAATGGGAACAATTTTCCAACCACTCGCAGTTGCGGCTTGTGCGACACCTTTAGAGTTGCTACCAGCTGTCGTATACGTTTGCCCTGATGCTTGCGATGAGGCGACAGTCACGGTGAGATTGTCCGATGCAGTGATGACCGCATTGGTCACGTTGAATGCGGTGTTGACACTGTTGCGCACTGTGAGCGTGTTTCCTGGCATCAGCGGGACAGGTCCAGTGAATACGTAAGTGATCGTTGATGCGGTAGCGGTCGCACTGGTCACGGCGGCGTTGAAATGCGAGCCCGCGAAAAGGATGTAACGAGCACTCTTTGGGGTTAAGAGGACGGTGCCACCCGTCGTTTGGGAGACGCCTCCCGCGTTCACGATCGTGAACGTTGTCGTGTTGGTGACGGTGACAACGAATGTCCCATTGTTACCCGGTGTTGCACCTGTAATGGTGATGGTTTGCCCTGTGGCGAGACCATGCGTCGCTGTGACAACCGTTTGAACATTCGATGCCGGAACGGAAATGCTTGTGATTGCGACGCTGCCCGTACTCGCCCACGACCAGCCCACACCCGTCGCGGTCATGTCACGTGGCGCAACAAACCCACACATATCAATGATATTCAAGCTGACAGCACGCACGTTTGTGCCACTGATGTACTTATGTGGCACAGGCTCATACACGACTGGTTCCCACAAATAGTTCGCCGTGTTCAACTGCTCAGCCGTCGTCACATTTGTTTCAAGTGTTTCCAAGCCCGCCTCAATGGCGTTCACAATCGTGACGGCGCTCGTTGCTCCTGAATTGAACGAGTCAGAGCTGGTGACACGTTGATACGCCATGTCCTACACCTTCACTGGGATGATCGTGCCTGAATCTAACGTTTGCCCATACTCGTAAGGCTGCGCATACGACGCGTATGAGCCGTAATACACGACGGGTCGTGTTTGCCCGTAATAGTCGACCGCGCCATACGTCGCCCATTGCGCATAGGTCGCTGTCGGGCTGATGTACGACGGGGTTGTTGGGGTGATCGTTGTAACACTCGTCACCGTGACAGGCGTGATCACGCCACGCGTGTTCGCTTGAGCGGTTGACGTGGCAGTAACCGTCAGATTCGCAGTTGCTGTCTTAACTTGACTGACCGACGCGGAAACGGTCGCTGTAACAGTTAAGGACGCTGACACGTTGAACGAAACTGTGCCCGCCGCCGCAGTTGACGGCGTAACCACTAATGCGACCGTGATTGGTCGTGTCCAGTACGCGGCTGCACTCGTCGACGCCGTAGACGTCAAACTGACGCTGACTGTTTGAATTTGAACACCAGACGCGGCAGGCGTCGCCGTCTGCGTCACACCCGTCGCAGTGGACGAATATGTGTAAGACCAGGTTGGGGGACTGGACCAGAAACTGATCCCACCCCATGTGAGGACGGCCATGAGCCTAGGACGCGGTTGTTAAGGTCAGACTGCTGGATGTGAGCTGCAAAGTTGCACCCGTCACCATGGTGACACTAGTCCCGAAGTTCGCAGACCACAGGAAGTTACCGCCCGAGGCTGCATCCCAGAATGAGACACCCGTGACGACCTCGTTGTTGGTTCCAGCCCATGATGCCCATGCGGGAACGTTGCTGAGGCTGATCGCACCAGCCGAGGCAGCGCCGAACGTGGCAGCGGGACGCGTCGTCACGGAACTCACATTAGAGGTGCCCGCAGAACCCGCTCCCGTACTCGTGTGCAGCTGCACATAAACCGCTGACGGTGCCGTGTACGACGAGCCAGCCGCACCACCACGAACCGTGTTCAACCAAGCATTCGCCAACGTGCTACTGATATTGACAGCCATGTCAGTTTTCCTCAGATTCTTCAGTTGCGGGTGGGATTACGACCGCATCAGCCGTAGCCGTAGCGATAAGAACAGTCTCAGGATTCATTCGTTGTTCCCTTCGGCGTGCATCATCAGGTGCTGGTCGATCCGTTGCGTTTCCTTATCCAACGTGACCTCTAACCGCCGGATCGACTCAGATAAGCGGAACCCGTTCGTCCCGAACTGCCGGTCCAGTGTTTCTCGCAAATGAGCCACATCGTTGTCTTGTTTGTCGAGGCGGCGTTGCAACCGGCGTTCATAACGGAAGATCGCGACCAGGACAATCCCGGTGACGGAAATGATTTGAGCCCACGAGGCGAGAACATCGATCGACATGGGTCACGAACCGATCCATTCAACGGTCAAGTAACTTTGGAACGTTCCAGATACAACAGTGTTAAGCGACCCAGCACTGCTTTGGTAACCGTAAAGTTGTACATAATCAGTGACAGATGTTGCTTGCACGTATCCAACAACGTTCGTGCTAATAAGCGCGGTGCTTGATGGGTGGCTGATTGAGTAACCATTGGAAGCCCCGCCGTTCAAATAAATGACAGCTCGTCGGTCACCTGTCGCATTCCCCGCATAGGCGATAGATCCCGTGATCCGATACCAGCCGAGTGTGCTCCCAATGATTACCCTGTCAGTGTTTGAGCTCGTTGAATGCTGGTTGTCACGGTCCAACGTTTCAACGTCAAACGTGATCGCTGTCAACGTTGCCGTGGTGAGGCTTTGCACGGTGCCTTGTTTCAGGACGCAGATGGGCCGGTTGACGCGAAAGAACTCTTCCGGCAACTGCACCTGATTATTCCAGTTAGTGGCCGTGATCTTCGACCCGACCGTCGCAGCTGCTGGTGTTGATGGGAGCGTTGCCACAAGATTCCCCTTCTAAAAAGCGTAAGTAAACCCGTTCCACAAGTCGACGGGTTCACCTGCCGAATGAGCTCGAGCCACCGTCGGTGAAACACCACGAGTGACGGTGACAGTTTGCGGTGATGATCCACCCGAGGGCGCTGAGGTGATCGTGACTCGTTCACCGTTCACGTTCAGATCCAACGGGTAATCACCCGCCGTGGTCGATAGGACGCTCGTACCCGTCCAGGTCAGTGTTAACGATGTCGCGCTCGCTGTGCAGGCGGAAACCGAGCAGACACCATCACCCCACGCGAACCGTGACGTGTCATAATCGGCTTCACCTGGCGCATCAGCGGGTGTCGTATCAAACGTCCACAAGACTTGAGTGGCCGCATATGTTTCGGTCCATCCTTGAACGTAAACGTCGGTTTGGGTGACGCCCACGAACCCTGATGGGATGTTTGACACGGTGAAACGCATACCAGGGAATGCGCCACCGGCGAGAGATGCATAGAAATCGTGTTCGGCTGTTACGAGGTCAATGCTGAACTGTGACAGTCGCAATGTTGACGACGTTTTTAACCGTGACCAGGCAACATCTGTTGCCGCATTCTGATCTGCTGCCCATGTGTCAACGTTTGTTTCACTGACAGGAATGCCGGCGGCTTCAGATGTCGCATCAACGATCGTTGCCGAGACTGCTGGTGAGTTCACGGTCACACGAGTGGGCTTGTTTTGAACGTTCTGCGTCCATTGCTGGCCGCCACTAATCTCATCATCATTCCCCAAAGCGACCGTTAGCGTCGCCGTGGCGGGTCGTGCACTGTCAGCCATGATCGCCGTGGGTAGGCCCGTTGTGGGATCAACCCAATATGTGCCGCCGATGGTCCGGTTCAGTTTCGCGATTGCGTCACCGAGCGTTGTTCCCGTGGTTAGCGCGTTACTGATCCGACGATTATCTGAACCGATGACCTGATAGTTAGTTCCAGCGGTGGCGGTAGCGCCAAGGTCCGAACGGATCAACCATTTCAGCGTATCCTGCGCGGTATTGCTACCCGAGTAGCTTTGGTTACCGATGGGGAAACCCCATTTTTCGAAACCGCCGATGTCAACGCCTGGGCTGCCCGTCGACGCGGCGAGACCTGTGATGTCACCTTGGAACCCATACACGTTTTTATATTGACCGCCGACGCTGAACGATCCGATACTGCTGACCGTCCACGATCCGGTGGATACGCCGAGAAACGTGCCCGTTAACGTGGCCGTGCTGTTCCCATCGATGTATATGGCGATCGTGTTTGTCCCACTGTCATACATGAACACGCTGTGCCATTGACCATCGTCATATCTGACTGTGCCGTTCAGCTGCGTAAACCTGCTCGATGGTAGTTCGACGGTGAACGTGCCTAAAAGGGTTATGGTGAACGGTTGATCCTGCAACGGTTGAAAGAACACGATTTGGTTGATCGTGTCCGCGGCTGTTACCAAGCATCCGGCGGGTAACCCTGAACCGCTTATGGATACGGCATTAACGAAATAGACCGAGGTTGCGGATAAGGCGCGCAGCGTTGGCGTGTCAATTGTGATTGTTGTACCACTGACAGCGGTTACGGTCGTGCCGTATGCGATGGTGTCGCCGCCTGCGGCCTGATCACCTGTCACCGTTTGACCGACGGTGATGCCGGTAGCCGATGCGACGGTGAGCGTGAAACTGCCCGATGTTGCTGTCGCTGTTGTTTTTGCTTGTCGTAATGCGGTCGCGACGGAACCAGCTTGAGTGGTCGTAATGAAATAGTGTCGACCAGCGCCGAGGCTCGTGTCATATCCGGATGTTCCCGTGATGATGACCGGCGTGATGTTTGTTGCGGGCGCGTTATCCCATTGAAGAGCACCATTCGCGTCCATGAGCATACGGCCAAGGGGCGCGGTTGTCAGGTTCGTTGACGTGCTCGAATATACGCCCATCAAAAACTGGTCAGCGGTGGACGTTCGGAACCAGAACATCCATTGTTTGTGTGTGCTGCCAACCCAATTTTGGGGGACACATGCGACAGTTGGACCTAGCTGCGTTGAACTGTTATCTCGTGTGAACTTTAACGATCCATCAGCGTAAACACCTTTCGGTGTTTGCTCCAAAGTGACTGATCCGGTGCCCGTGCGTGGACTGTTCACCGCCGCTGGTAAACCTGACTGGTTCAGGTTCCGGTATTGGGCGGCGTTCGCTGACTCGTCTAACGGCCACACATCCCACGAACGCGCATAATAGTTCGCAACGTTCTTCCAATACTCTGACCATAATGCGTTGATCGGTAACGAGTTCTGAATCGCTAAACGATCCGTCGCGGTCACAGTCACCGTCGATGACATGACCGATTCGGCTAGGTTCACCGACCACGCTTGAATCCATCCGATGAAACGTTGATACGCGGTCGCACCACGATAAACCTTAAACCGTACCCGCTTACCCTTCGTAACGTTTGGGTAATACGGGGAGACAGGCGAGTCAGGTGTGAACGGGGCAATACCCGTGGTCACGTCGGGGACGTTCTGCAACGTGAACACGCATTGCCCTGGGCCGATGTCGTCGAACTCTGATGTTCGGCCTTGTTTCGTTTGAACGCCACGCGTCCAATCAACGAACGTGGACACGTCCGTCCATGTTCCCGAGACGAACTCGATTTCGACGGTCATGTTCGTGGGACGGCCAGCCGCTGACATTACGCGACCTTCACGTTACGAGGTGACCATCCTTGAGCTCGAGCCACACCCAAAGCCGTATCGATCAGAGTTGCCATGCCACGTTGGTCAACGAACGCTGTCGTATGCACGTGAATGTGCATGTCCGATCCGGTTCCGTAACGGTTCGATGGGGTGACTGTGCTCCCACCTGGGAGGGTGAGAACTTCCGGACCATTCTCTCCAACGAGGACTGTTCCCGTGTTCGCGAGCGTCCCACCCTTGGCGAGCATGGGCATGTGCGGTAATGACCAGGTTGATCCACCGATACCAGGTACCCATGAGGGGATGCTGAACGAGAATTTGCCGAGGGTCGCATTCCATAAGCCAGCGACCGCGTTGAACGCTGACCGGAATGGTTGCGTGATCGCGCTTGTGACCGCTCCAAAGATCGTGCCGATCGTGCTAACAACGTTTGAGAAACCAGCTTTGATCGTGTCGAAATGGCTCGTGATAAATAGGACGGCAAGCCCGATCGGACCTGTGATGATCGCGAGGACGAGCTGCCAGTGACCTTTTAACCAGTCGAATACTTCACCAGCTTTGGTGACGATCCACCCGAACGCGATTTTGATCCCGTTCATTGCTGTGTCGACTCCATCGTGGAACCAGCCGACCTTGTTATATGCCAGAACGATCGCACCAATCAACGCGGCGATCGCTAGGACAACGAGACCGATCGGGTTCGCTAGGAAAGCGACGTTCAAACCTTCTTGGGCGACGGTTGCCTCTTCGGTGACAACGGTTTCGGCTTCTTCAGCGGCTGCGAGCGCGGCTGTGGCGGCTGCTGCGGCGGCTTTCCGCGCGGTCACAATTTCTAAGACTGTGCCAACGACCATAAGCGCCGGACCAACAACCTGTAGCGCAGAACCGAGCGGGCCAGCCATCTCAGCGGCCCAATCGCCAATCTTCGCTTTAATGATCGTGATTTTCGCGGCGAAATTGTCGACGGATGCGTCAGCTTGACCGGACAGTTTCTTCGCTAACTCGTCGGTTCGTTGCTTAATCTCATCCGTGTTTCGAGCGACCGCACCATGAGCACGTACCAGGTCAGCCTCAGATGATGCGACCTTCGTTTGTGCTTTCACAACCGCATCATGCGCAGCAGCGAGGCGATGCTGTTCGGCAGCACTCAACTTCGTCTTACCGGCAAGCTCATCCTGAATGGTCTTATATTTCGCTTGCGCACCCGCCAACGCCTGCTGACTTTTACCTAGGCTATCCTGCGCTTTGGTGACTTCTTTGGTCGGGTTTTCCAACGCGTTAACGCTGACCCCGTACTCTTTGAGGGCTTTCCCACCGCCACCGTTGAGAACTTTCGCGACCGTGCTCGCCGCATCAGCTAACGACATATGCTTCGACGCGGCAAGGTTCGCGACGATACCCATCTCGTCCAACGCTTTTTTCGGATCGTTCGTTGCCTGCGTCAATTTCATCAACGCGGCCTTCGTATCCTCAGCGTTATGACCGAAGTTCTCTTGTACTTTAACTGCCGAATCGACTTGGGCTTCGTACTCTTCCCACGAATGCCCTGACGCTTCAACAGCGGTCTTCAACTGGTCGGTGGCTTGCTGCTCAGCGGAACCCAACATTTGTAGAGCCGTGCCGATGCCGGCGACAGCTGCACCACCAGCGAGCAGTTTCTGACCCTTCGAACCATGCTCGGCGAGAATGTCTAAACCTTCGGATGCTTTGCTGATAACTTCGCCGAGTTCACCACCGATCGCTTGACCCATCTTGTGGAACGAGTCACGGATCGCACCTGACGTGCTGGTCGCGTGGGAGCCGAGAGCGTTGAACAGGCCACCGGCACCCTTATCTTCACCGAAGAGTAAGAATTTGAGGGCTTTAGTGGCCACGTGATCCCTCCTCAGCTTGTTTATTGGTTTCGATGCAGAAGTGCACGAGACGTTCGAAATCGTTCACGCTGAGAGCGTCAACGTCCGCTGGTGTCAGGTGACAGTAGTAGGCGAGGAGTCCGAGGTACTTGTTTCGTCGGGCTCGGAGCCCGACCCCGTAGGGTCCGGCTCATCATCTTCAATCTCGTCGACGCGTAGATCAGCGATTTTGAAGTCGATCGTGCGAATGTCTTCGGGTCGACCGTTCTTTTGACGTAACCACCAGATCAGGGTTTGCAAACTTAACGGGCTCATCGTGTTCAACCCGTTTTGGAATGGTACGAGGTCTAAACCGGATGCGCTTTTGATCGCGAACGCGTCCGCGAGGGTGAGGCTTTGATCGTCGAACACGTACCGTTCATCGCCGAGAGCAATGATTTTCTTTGTCATGCTGACCCCTTCAGTCAGTTACCTGTGAACCCGATCTCTTTCGTGATCTGTTCCAACATCAGGTTCATGCGTGCCGTGAAATACAGGTCACGTTGTTGGACAGCTTTAAAGAAGAATGGGCGGGTGGACATTTCCGTCCACGCCCACTCGTCACGGGTTTTGTCTTTGCGTGCGAACACGGGGTGACGTAACCCTCGACCAGCAGGAGCGATACGCGACGTTCCGTAGCCGAGGTGTTCACCTTTTTTCGCTCGCATAGGAATCGGGTACACGTTCTTGTTACCCATTTCGAGTGCTCGAGCGTGAGGCGCGTTTTTTCCACCAGCAACAACGGATGCGCCCGCTGTTTTCGGCCCGAACGTGACACTCATTTTGACGGTGTTCGGGATACGAGTTGACCAGGACGCGTTCGCTTTAATCTGAGTCGTCAAATCTTGGCCTAGGTCACGGACAGCTCGACGGATTTGAGATTTCACCGCCGACTGCTGTTTCTTGTCTAGGTCTTGAAGGATGACGCCGATGTCGGCGAGGATGCCCCCGTATTCCCATTTGAACGATGTTTCGGTGAGCCCCGTTCCGACGGATTGATATACGGGGCGTGGCATTAAACGCTCGTATCCGTTGAGATCACGTAAGCCTGAAGGGTGCCGTTGGTGCCATCGTCGAGAGCGGTGAACGCGAGTTTCTGCGTGATCACGTCTGGTCCTGGTGCTTGCAACGACGCGCCATCTTCGAACGTGATTGCTGGCAAGTAGAACTGGACTGTCGGGTATTTACCCGTTGATCCGATCTGCGCGTCAAGGTTCTGAAACGTCATCACCAGTGCGAGTGCCTGGTCAACCTGATATGCGTCGTAGAACCAACGATTGTTGTACTCGATGTCGAGTGATCCGGTGATGTCACGGAAACCATTCTCAAGCTGTTCGGCGACGGTCTGTGACCCAGCACCGTAACGGTCAACCTTGAGAGCGTTGGAACCCTTGAGATCAATGTTCTTGATGACGATACCGTTCGCGGGTGTGCACGCGATGCCACCCGTGTTTGTCCACACGCCACTGACCTGACTGGTGGTGCCACCGACAACGAAATGTGCATCCTTGAACGAAAACAGGCCCGTCGTTGCCGTATATGAGGCGGTTTGTAATTTGGTGAGGCTGTTGTAAACGTTCGGTGAGCTACCAACGGGAGCACCACTCGCGTGCGCATACTTCAGGCCGTTACCTGTGCCGGTGCCGGTGATCGGGATCGTGTACGGTCCGGAGCCCGTTGGCGTGCCCGTGGTCACGTATTCGGTGAGCGCATCCGTTCCGATACTGATGTACGTGCCGGCGGGAATGCTCGCTGTGGTTGAGATGGACGTGGCAGCAGCTGACGCGGACGCGGCAAGCGTCGTTGGTGCGACCAACTGTGATTCGGTGACTTCATCAACCGCATCAATGCTCAACTTGAACTTAACAAGTCCACCAGGCTGCGCAGAAATCTCCCACGACGTCACCTTCGCACCAGGATACGTGTACGGGTGAATGTAACCCGTCGTATCCGCGATACCTTTCTGCGCGGTGAACGTTTTACCCTGCAACGATCCCGTGTTATGGATCTGCTGGTAAGCCGTACCCGACAGGACAGTCGCCGTGGTGCTAAACGATCCGAGACAATGCTGAAGGATCTTTCCCATACCGTTCGTGGGCAAGTCGAATGGGACGTCACCTTTCGCGTGACGACCCACAAGAACACGACGAGCATCACGACGGTACAGGTTGCCACGAAGGCCCTGACCCTGCGCGATCGTATGATCAGCCATCAACGAGTCGGAGTCGATTTCCACGAAACGAGTCACAGCAACGGGAGTGCCGATCGTTGATTCGGTTTCGATACCGAACTGAGTGGAAAGGCCGGAGCCAATACCAGTTGCCATGTCTTACTCCGTTACGGTGGTTGGGTCGACGGTGATGAAAGATGGTTCGTCGGTTGGTTCGACGGCTACCTCGTCGGCGGGTGCCTGGTCGCGGCCTTCATCAACGGCGGGTGGCGTCCACGTTGATCCGACAAGTTCAAAGTTTTCGAGCTGGTGCACGAGGGTGACCGCTTCGTCTTCGGTGACAGTGAAATCAGCGCCAGCCATGACCACGCCGTGACCGTTCACGTACAAGTCACCGAGGGGGCTAATGTTTCGAAGGATGGGCATGAGTGCTCCGTTTAGTAAAGGTTGCTGGCTTGAATGGCGAAGCTGAGAACAGCTCGTCGACCGTGGGTGGCTTCTTCCTCGTCGCGTGTACCGACCAAGGAAATGTCAACGATTTGAGCGAAACGGCCACGCTTCAGATTCCCGCCGAGGGTGAGATCCGCGCGGATCACGTCAACGAACTTGTCAAAGATCGTGCACGCTTTCTTGCGTGCGGTTGCTTGCTCGTTGATACCGATAACGAACACGTCGATATAACAGGGGATGGTGAATGTTTCTTCGACATTGCCAGCGCCGAGGGTCACGTATTGGCGGGACTCGTTCGCGACAAGAGCATCATCAGGGTGTGGCATGCCCACGACAACGATCGGTGCGGGTGGTGGGGGAGCGGTAACAACGAACCCTTCTGAGACGATCCCATTCGTGTCGACGGTCGCGAGGACGGTCGTGAATTGTGTCAACAAATAGTCGATAGACCCTGATAGGGCTGACGTGCTCATCCCAAACCTGGCATCCGGTATGGGGCGAGGGGACGCATGAGCCATTTCGGTAACGCGTCAGAGAGCAACCCTTGGTCTTGGCTGCTCGTGTAACCAGGGCGACCGTTCTGTTGAGTGTTGTTCCACTTCCAGCGCAAAATTTCGAGGACACCATCGCGTAGGTCCGCAGCTGGTGCGGATTGTCCTGCAACATACGTGACGGTGATGTTGTCGACGCCGATGATCCACGGGACCGTGTACGCGTAAGTGCCGCGATACAAAATGCCTGACTTCTTGTTTAACACGTAATCGGTTGATGCGAGAGTGACACCGTTTTCGACGACGGATGTGAGGGATAAAACTTCAGGCAACCACAGTTGCAGGAACGTTTTCCCACCCGAAAACACTTGCGTGATTGTTTTTCTCGATATTGCTCGGTTGGTGTATTGCTCGGCGATGGCCGTGGCGGTCGTGATCAGTCCGCGCAACTTCTCGTCATACGCGCTACTCGTTATGTTCAAATAGTCTTTTGCCTCGGCGAGGCTAACAACGGGTAGGTATGCAGGATCTGCGACGTCTAACACGTCGGTGTAACTGCCAGCGTTCGCACCCGTCGCAACCCATCGAATCCCGTATAAACCAATTTGTGTTGGCGTGAACACGATCTGATAGTTACCTGTTGACGGGTTGGTAACTGTTGGACTGCTCGTTGTACCGTCTGGCGCGGTTACTGTGCACGCAATCGTGCCGGCGTTCGCGAGCGTGCCGGTTGCGTCTTTGATTTGGACCGCAAGTGTGGCAACGTCGCCGAGGTCGAACGCCATGAGCGTGGTCCCTTACGTTAGATGTTCAGACGGTTTCTTCGGTCGCTGAGCTGCGACGCTTTGCGGGTGCTTGCGTTGTTGGTGTTTTTGCTTGTGCACGCAAAACAGCGGCGAGGGCTGTTGCACCGACGGCTTCAACTCGATTGGCGATCGAATCCATTGATTCGCCGGTTGTTTCGCTGAGGGTTGTGTAACTGTCGAGCAATTCTTTGTCGTCCACGGATACTCCGATTGATAGAACCGTGTGGGGGGCGGCATGAGGCCACCCCCCACAGGGTTAGTTGGTTTAGAACGATGGAGCAACGAGACCGTAGGTCGCGGTCGAGTCGAGGCCACCGACCTTCGCAGCTGCGCCAGGGTAACGGCCAGCGGTGAAAGCGATGTACGAGTAGACAACGAGCGTGGTGGTCAGGTTGTTGCCGGACGTCTGCTCAAACGAGAGCTGACGGGGCAGGCCGTCGCCGTCTTCCCACAGGTGCTGCTCGTGAGTGTCGAGGGCGAGGATGATGTCTTCGCTGTTCGTTCCAACGGTCGTTGGAATGTTCAGGTCAGTAATCACGGGCAACCCGCTGTTGTGAATACCAACGAACGTGGCACCGTTGAGATCCTGATTCGGATCGCCACCATAACCACCAGGAGCGGTGATCAGGCTCATCGCGTTCCACGGGCCGAGCTGCTGAGCAGTCACAATCGGCCGGTTGGAACTGTCTACGAGTCCCGTCAAGTAGCCCCATCGGCGGGGGTGCATCGCCAGTACCTTCGGGAAGATGCCGGCACCAGTTGCGGTCACGTTGTAGATAGCGCCAGCGATCTTCAGCGACGTATTAGCAGCTGATGGGGCAGCGCCGAACGCGGTTGCAGCACCGATGCCGGACGTGTTCAGGATGCCGAGGGGCTGACCTGATGAGCCGGAACCGTTGATGACCATGTTGTCGACCTGAGCACCGTGTGCGCGGGCGAGGTCCATGTAGATGATTTCGTCGACGCCTTCGCCACGCTCAAGCGACTGACGGGATACCTGCTGCTGACCGGCGACCGTACAAACGGGAACGGTCAGGTTCGACCAGACCTCGTCAGTGCTGGAAACAGCCGAGTTCTCAGATGCCTGAATCGTCGCACTAGCACCAGTGGTGCCACGTGGGATGATCAGCGACATACCCTCATCGGGGATCTGGTGACGGTTGATAACGTTCGCCAACGGACGACCAGCGCGAATGATTGGCGCTGCCATATCAATCAGGTACTGAGGGACGGTCAGACCGGCGATGCCACCCGTGGCAAGTGCACGAGACGTCATCTCACCCTCAACGGCTACCTCGCGACCGTGACGCTCAATGCGCTCACGAGCTTCGAAGTTTCCACGCTGAGCATTCCACGCATCCTGGAAGAAACGTGCCTCACCCTTGAGTGATGAACGCTGCGTGTAGGTGCGTGGCTCAGAGGCAACGCGACCAACCTGATCGTACTTAGGTGCTGAGGTTTCGCGGGCGAGACGATCAGCAGCATCATCCTTGGAACGCTCAACCTCGAGTTCGGACTTAGCGGTCTCGAGAACGTCGATCTCAGCGGCAAGCATCGTTGCTGCGCTACGAGCAGCAGTAACACGAGCAGCCTCAGCATCGGACGGGTCACGTGACTCAGCGAGGCACGCGGAACGAACACTGTCGATGATGTCTTCGTGGGTCTTCTTTTCTGCACGCTTCATGACAATCTTGTCAGCCTGCGCGCGGATGATCTCATCCCATGACGGCATGATGATTCTCCTTACGGTGTAATGGGTGTGCTTGGGATTTAGTGCTTGTCGTTTTCCCAGGCAGGCCAGGCCGTAAGGGCGCAGCGCGCGCAGTGCAACGTGCTTTCGTGCGGTTGTTACATGGCGAGAAGTTCGAGCAAGCTCATCGCTGCCTGTGGTGGCAGTTGAGCCAAACCAGCACCTGTTTCCGTATCGTTAACGGGTTCGGTTTCGGTTTCTTCCATCTCGTCATCCTCATCAGGGTTCGGCACGCCGAGGTACTCTGATAGGGCGGTTTGAGCTTGATCGACGATCAGGTCGATCGCGGCGAACCATGCAAGTGCTTGCGTTAACTGGTTCACGTCTTGTGGGTCGAGAGCGCGCGCGGTCACGCTGCGCATCTCTGAATAAGCGTTCGGGTTCGCTCCGAAGTTCACTGATGACACGTCACCACGCTCCAAATCAACTTGTTGAATCCGGAACTCGGTGTAATCCGGAGACCAAACACCCGCATCAATGCGGAATTTGAATGATGCTTCGCCCATATCGCCACGGGCGAGCGCGAGAAGAAGATTGTTTACGTCGGAACGACGAGGGTCGACAGTCGCTTCGAAACCGAGACCCGTCTTGTCTTGGCTCAGGATCAGCGTGCCGTTACGCGTGTGCGCCATCGGTAACGCGCCACCCTCACCATGGTTCACGGTGAACTCAACAAGTGGATTCGTTGCGAGGGTTCGCGTGAACGCGTCACGAGAAACAACTTCGTTATACGGGCCGAACGCGTCATACATTTGATACGGCGTCTCGGTGATCGACGCGTAACCACCGATCCGTGCGACGGGCTCACCGTCCACGCTACGCGTCATAACAGTGCGAACAATGTGTCGCATCTCAGCGGGCGAACCAGCGCCCTGTGACGCGTTACGGCGCTCCCGTGGACGATCAGCGGGAGCGCTCATCGCTTCAGCGCGCAACTCGGCGGCCCGCGCGAGCAGATCAGTGGTCATTGCGTATCTCCGATAGGTGGTAGATCAATGGGCATCGCACCCGCTGGTGCCATACCTGAACCAGGCTTCGGCGGGAACAAACGATCAAACTCGTTCGCCTCAACCTCAGTGATCGGTGGCAAGTTCAACAATGCGCGACCCTCAGATGGGGTTCTCAACCGTGCATTCACCTGCTTGGCAAGGTTCTCCGTCAAACTCAACGGGTCCATGCGTAACAACGAGTCCGTATTGAACCGGACAGCTCGAGGACCAGCGATCGCAGCGCTCAACGCGTTTTCACGGCGAACAATCGCCGGACCGAGATGCATGATTAACAGTTGCAAGTTGCGTTGCGTAATGTTCGCATAAGTGATCCCTGACGAGCTCGTCTCAGCGCCGATGATGTCACCTGGCACGTCGAAGAATCGGCACACGTCCGCGATCCCGTAACGCATCTCATCAAGGAACGCGGTTTGTGCCGCGTCAACGGTCGCCGGTGACCATTCCCAATCAGAACCTGATACGAAAATGTCACGCTGCTGCGCAGCAGCTTTGAAACGTTCCTTCGTCACCTGAATAACATCCTGCGACAAGCCATCCTGCATGACGTTCTTCAAATGACCAGCCGGATGCGCACCAGACGAGAACCAGTCCAACGCGAACTTCTGAGCGGACAAATAACCGCCGATACTCATGGCCGCATACATGACAGGGGACAAGCCCACAGGAATACCAGGAAGAGTGAACTGACGTTCATGCCAAATGTCGGACTGCTTCTGAACTTCCCCATACACGCTGATCGACGAAATCTGGTTGTGCGCGATACGGATCTTCACCGCAGTGAACGGCACAAGGTCAACGCGTAACGGTTTACCTAACCCGTCACGTTCCTTAATGATCCCGAACGCGTTCCCACAACGATCCAAATCAACTTGAGATGCTTGCAACCATTCATGCCTGGGCACGTCCGGTCCACCAGGGGCAGCGATGAACGGTGAATCAGGCAGATCAACCGTCAACCCGTTATTCATCCGATACGTTTCAATGGGCATCGTCGAAATCAGATTCGACCTGATCCGCAGGCACGCCCACACAGCTGAATGACGCAACGCCGTATCGTGATCAACGTTCACCATCCCCGATGACGGGTTAATGGGACGGATCGGGATCAACTGGTTAGACGTGTCACCCAGACCGCGTTTGGTGAATAAGAGTGACATTTAATCTCCAGAATTTTGACGCGCAATGATCAGGCTTGTCGCGATGAGTAAGCCACCAGCCACGATCAGCCCACCAGCGACCGAATAACGAGCCACGAACACTCCAACGCCCACACAAACAAGCAACAAACCAACCAGTTCCAGAAGAGTGGTGATCACGTCACGTGTCACAATCCATCTCCTAACCGAGACTGGCCAACAATTCAGCATCCGACTTCCGAGGACGAGTACGCGTCACGGCCCAATGCGCGAGCACCGCAGCAACCAAAGGTGAAATGTTCACGGACGCGTGACGACGATCCAACGCCCACGCATCACCCAACGTTCGCTTCCGAGCCCCATAAACCGCTGCCGTCAACTCAACATGCGGCACATGCCGGATCGCATCATGTTGAATCGCATCAAACATGCCCCCACACGCAGCGGACATGTCACGAGCCGACGCGACCCTGACGAGGAACCCGTCCAACTCGAGCGCGGGGATCAACGATGCAGCAGCACCAGCACCATCAACCGTGATCTCACGAATACGACGACGTTGACGCATATCGTTCAAACGGTCCAACACCCAATCAACACCAGGGCGCACATCAACAACCTCAACCTGCGGTAACCCGTCAGGACGTCGACCAGCTGCCACGATCGTCGTCGAGGAACGCTCCGGTGGCATATCCACAGCAAGCCGAACATCATCCAAATCGATAGCGGCACCCAAATAATCGGCGCGTGCCTCCCACAACGATGGGTCAAACGGTAATAACACGTCAGCAGGCTCATCCCACCAGCCGAGACATTCACGAGCGAACTCTTCCGGCGGTAACGACCGCCTCAAATTCGCGATCGACTCTTCACTGATACGTGAACCCAACGCAGGATTCGTCGCCCACCAACGAGACCGATCATCCAACGCGCAACCCTCACGCGTAATCGCATGATCACAACCATCAATCACACAACCCTGACGAGCACGCTCATCCGACCATTCAAAATAAGCGAGACGCGCATCTCCACGCCTGCCACGATCACGCAACCCACGCAAAATATCCGAATCAGCCAACCCCGACGAAGAACCCGTCAACAATTGACCATCACGTTTCGTCAACATCGTCGGCAACAACGAACCCAAATGCAACGGTTTCAACGCGAAACCCTCATCAAGGATCGTCGCCGCAGCTGACAACCCACGCGACCCAGATTTCGTTCGAGCCTTAAAAATGATTCGGCCACCATTACGGAACCGGATATGTTCGCGACCATCACCCCGATACACTTGGGCAACGTGCGATGATAAGAAATCGGACCCCTCAAGCATGTCCACGAGATCCTTAAACGACTCGTTCGACGTCGTGGTCTCATGCGCTGACCAAATAACCAAAGGTTTCAAACCTAAAATCATCCAACCCAACGCGGCCTGCTTCATCAAACCCGTCTTCAAATTCTGACGCGGCACAATCGTCACAATCTCAGCCGCAGACGGAACACCAGGTTTCACAAACCCGAAAATATGATCCAAAATCAACGCTTGCGCAGCATCAGGAGCGAAACCCGCCGCCGCGTTAATCTCAGCAACATCCGGACCCAACGTGAACGCGTAATCCGGAACCGTCATCCACGTCGGCTCAATCATGCGTTATCCGCGAGCTTCTCCAACACGCGTAACTGGATACGCCGAATCGGATCATCAGCGATCACACGACGAGACAACGCCTCATCCAACGATGCTGCATGCTGCTTCGCCAACGCAGCCATCGACGAACCAGAATCCTGCGCACGATCAATTTGAGCTGCTAACAACAACGCCGCCACCCCAGACGGATCATCCAACAAACCAGCATCCTCAAGACGAGCACGCGTCGACCGATACAACGAAACATCAACCTGATCATCGACAACCGTCGGTGATTGCATATTCACAACCTGCGCCAACGCCACCGGAGACATCCGATCAGGTCGAGCACGACGCGGCGAACACTTTTCACAATATTTCCGTGGACGCCCAGACGAATGCGACGGCAACACGCCACCACAAATTGAGCACACAAGCTTGCTCATGCTCACCTCAAAAATTCGCGTAAAAAATGGGCCTTCAGGGTCGCCCTGGACGCGTTTTGGGGCGGCCCCAACTTTGACGCGAGCGCGCAAAAGACA